TGAACTCGATTTTGATTCGATAAAAGATCAGTTAAAAACATTTCTGCAAACGCAGACTCAATTTAAAGATTATAATTTTGAAGGTAGTAACATGAGCGCGATGCTTGATGTGCTTGCGTTTAACACTTTCCAAAATAACTTCTATACAAACATGACAATGAATGAGATGTTTCTTGACTCGGCCGTCTTAAAGAACTCTATCGTTTCTCATGCAAAAGAATTAAACTATATTCCAAGATCTCGTAAATCTGCTAAAGCAACTGTTCGTGTAACGATTACTGATCCAAACGAAGTTGCATCTACAGTATCTATTCCAACTTATACTAACTTCAGTTCTGCTTACCAAGGAGAATCCTTTAACTTCGTAACTAATCAAACATATGTTGCAAGAAGAACAGAACCTGGTGTATACGTAGCTGATAACGTTGATATCTTTGAAGGACAAATACTTGCCTCATTCCAAAGAGAAGGATTTATTATTGATGGTGATGGTGTATTACGTGTACAGTTAACCAATGACGAAGTTGACACAGACTCTATTGTAGTCTTTGTTGATGCTGAGCAGCAAGAAGATCGAAACGTATTTACTCGTGCTAATACGATATACGGTGTTAAACCATCCGATAAAGTATTTTATTTAGAACCTTATTTAGATAACAGATATGCAGTTTATTTTGGTAAAAATGAATTTGGTTTACAGCCAGAAGAGTTTGAAGATGTGCGTGTACGATACCGTGTATGTTCAGGTGTACTACCAAATGGCGCATCAAGTTTTACAACAAGCTTTTTTGAAAACGCTACTGTTTCAGTAAGTACTATTGCTCCTGCAGCTAATGGTGCAGAACGTGAGAGTATGGAATCTATTAGATACTTTGCTCCTAAAGCATTAGCAGTACAAGAACGTGCAGTAACAACAAAAGATTACGAAGTATTATTACAACAAGCGTTCCCATCAATTAAAAGTGTAAGTGCTTATGGTGGTGAAGAATTAGAACCACCTCAATTTGGTCGTGTTGGTATTTCTGTTTATTTAGATGCAGAAACAACGCTGATCAGTTCAACTCTTGCTAATACTTATATTAATTATTTAAAAGAAAAGAGTCCGTTAGGTATTGAACCAATATTTGTACAGACTGAATTTGTTTACGCTGATATAGTTGTTGATATTGTTTATAGTAATAAGAGTACATCAAAGAGTGCATCAGAACTTGAAGCACTAATCAGATCACAAATACAATCATACGCTGATAATAACCTCGAAGATTTTGACGTTAAACTGAGAGGAAGTAAACTCACATCTGAAATTGATAAAATAGATACTGGTATTCTATCAAGTTCATTAGCGATCATGCCGATGATTGATTGGGTGCCAAATACGAATATTAAATCAGCTCCAAGCTTTAAATTTGAGATGGAGCTTATTAAACCATATCCATTTAGAGATGCTAACGGTTTTGCAAATTATAAACCTGCAATGAAGAGTACACCGTTTGATGTTAATAAAATTTGTGTTTATTTACAAGACGATGGTCTTGGTAACCTAATGACTATTATTAACGATGTTACTAACCCACAAGTATTTAATCCTAATGTTGGTACTATTGATTACGCAACTGGTAATATTAAACTTAATGATATTATTGTTGAAGCATATGACGGAGCATCTATTAAAATAATGGTTAATCCTAAAAAGAATGATATTAATTCACCGAAGGGTCGTGTATTCCTTATTAGAGATACAGACGTTCAAGTGAATATGGCTCTTGAAGAAATACCTGGTACTTCAACCACTGCTTCAAGTTCAGCGATCGGTTCATTAAATGCTTCAACATCTAGTTCTTCATCATCAAACAATAACGGTTATTAATAGGAAATTATAATGGCTGAAAATTATTCACAGATAGAAAAAAGTATAAGCTACTTTATTAATCAGCAGTTCCCAGCGATCTATCGTGAAAATGGACCAGAGCTTGTACAATTAGTTAAAGACTATTACAAGTTTATGGAAACTGAGACTAATCAGTCGACCTATGTTTCTCGACGTTTCTATGACTATAAAGATATAGATACAACGATTAAATCTTTATTAGTATTCTTCCAAAAGAAATACTTAGCTGATTTAGAATTAAAAGAGTCAATTGTTCCATTCCTTGTTAAAAATGTTTTAGACCTTTATAGAAGAAAAGGTACTAAGGCTGGTATTGAATTATTCTTTGCTACATTTTATAATGAGTATGATATTGATATCGTTTATCCTGCTTCGAAGATACTCAAGCCATCTAATTCAGAATGGAAGACTGGTACATTCCTTCAGATGTTTCCAAACGATAATCTATTTTATAGTAAAACAAGTAAAGAATATACTTACTCAGATCTTATTTCTAAAAACATTACTGGTAGTATATCACACGCAGTAGCTTCAGTAACTAAAATTAATTCAATATTAATTAACGGTATTTACACACCTATTATTTACCTCGATAATGTTGCAGGTAAATTTGTAAAGTACGACGATATCTATACTAATATTAATGGTGAAATAGTTACCTTCGGTCGTTTAAACGGATCCTTAAGTGAGTTTATAGTAGATAAAGAAGGCGGACCTGACGGTATCAAATCATCTGGTAATGCACCTGGTGACCCATTTAAAGTTAAAGCAGATGCTGGCGGCGGCGGTGAAGGTATAGTTGTTACTGTATCAGAAGAAACAGATAGTGTTGCAGAATATACTATTGTAGATGGTGGATTCGGTTATACAGTTGCTAATACATCACTTATAGTTTCAGACCAATCAATTCAAAGAGCAGTTAGCGATCAAACAGTCTGGGAATACGGTGAAGTATTACGAGACACTTCAGGTAACGAAGGATTTATTGTTGGTACTAACGAAAGGTCTATCGGTGTTAAAATGAACGGTTCTGATATATTTGATCAGACTCGTGCAATCAGTACAGTTAATCGTAGTCCTAATATTGATTTAAAGGCAACAGGTATTCAAAGAGCGGTTTCTGCCAAACCATCAATACCTTCTCCAGGTCCACTCTTCCCAGAAGGATCTCCACCTGACGCTAACACAATGGTCACGGCTGTAATTACAGACATTCAAACAGTTTCGTTAATTACAGACGTTATTCAACCTCATGCAGGTACTTTATTAAATGCTGCTGATTACGAAGTTAACGCGTCTATGTCTGGTAGTGCATCACCAATTAATATCAATACAGTTATTGGTGACGCGTTTGAAGAGACTGATATTGAAATGGGTAAAATCTCAGGGTTTACGAACATTAATCCTGGTGGAGGATATAACTTCGATATATTTGCACGTGCTAAAGATGACCTTGTTAGCAAGCTTCAACAAAGAAATCAAATTGTTCGTTTAGTTAATACGCCCGATGCTTCTTTGTTTGAGAAAGACGAAATCATTACTGAAGTGGGAACAGGAAGTACTGGTAGAATAATAAAAGTAGATGCTCCTAATGGTTCACTAAATATTATTCCAAATACTTGGTATGGGTTTACAGGTACAAATAATATTCAAAAGAGTAATGGTGACCAATATTTTGTTGGTGGAGTTTCAAGAGATTATTCTTCAACTGCAAGAGTCTTTGGTGATAACGCAGATATTGACGCAAGTGTAGATTTTGAAACTGGTTATATTGAAACAGTTGCAATTAATAATTCAGGTTTCTCATATATACATGATACTAACGGAATACTTGTTGATCCAGACGACCCAACTAAAGAATTAGCTTTTGGTACGATCAAAGCAGATACTCAAGGAACAAATAAAGGTTATTGGAAAGACTTTACTTCTCATATTGACGGATACGTACAAAAGGGTTCTGAAAGTACTAACATAGATCGAATTAACAATAATTTTGCTCTTGCTGTATTAGCAGTAGCTTTTGGATCACCTGCAGACCAAGCAGTAGCAGGTTTAACATCAGCATTTGAACCTTGGTTAATATCTATAGCATCAGATGGTTATGCTTATGGTGATATTAATTCAAGTGGTAGTATTAACAGTGACGACGGGCAGCAATTTGCACTACTTTCAACTGGGGTTGACTCGCTTGGTGATCCTGCATGGCAGACACGATTTGACGAAATTATTTTCCCAAGTATGAAATTACAACCTTGGTATGACTCGATGCTTAACGTCATTTATACCACAGTAGGTATTGATACAGTATATGATTTAGAATACTCATCAGCAGGAATGAGAATACAAGATAGTAACTTCTATCAAGAGTATTCATATCAAATTAAATCTACACTTGATAAGAGTAGATACGAAAAACTATTAAAAGAGAATGTTCACCTTGCAGGTACTAAGATGTTTGGTGACTTTATCTATAAGTACGAAAATACAAGTACAATTAAACCACGATTCATCAGATTCTTTAACGACGATGGATTTGGTACAGCATTGGATATTGCTAATACAGCAACACTCGATGCTTCAGTCACAAACTTTAATGTTGATAGCACTTATGTTACAGCAGATCATGTAAAAGTATAATAAATATTTAAATAATAATTTAGAGGAAATGCTATGGCCAAGCAAACAATAGGTATCGGAGCAAGTGCTAATGACGGATCAGGTGATCCGATTAGAATTGCTTTCGATAAAGTCAACGATAACTTTAATGAGTTGTATGGTAACGGTGGTACCACCGGCAATACGCTTATAGATTTATTTGATAGTAATGGAAACTTTGATTTATTCGGTAAATCGCATAAAATTAGTTTCTTATATTCTACAGAAGCAGATCTGCTGAATGTTAATCCAGGTACGTATCACGGTGCTATCGGCCACGCACATAATACTGGTTCTCTGTATTACGCTCACGGATCTTGGAGAAGATTATTATCTGATAATTCTAATAATGATATTACGAGCTATACTGATCCTCTCAGTAAACATGTATATTTAAATAATATTACTAATGCAGAAACTGCTGATTATATCCTTAAAACAAATGCTGATGGCACATATACCTGGGTTGCTGACGGTGGTGGTGGCGGAGGTTCATACGCTAACGCAGATGTAGATACTCATTTAAACGTATCAGCAGCACAAACAAATCAAATTTTAAGTTGGGATGGTTCTGACTTTGCTTGGGTAGCAGATGCAACAGGTGGCGGTGGTGGTTCATACGCTAACGCAGATGTTGATACTCATTTAAACTCAGGCTCTGCAAGTAGTAATGAAATTTTAAGTTGGAATGGTTCAGACTATGCTTGGATATCTCAGTCAGGTGGTGGTTCATATTCTGATAACGATGTATCTAGTCACCTTAATACAAGTGCAGCATCTGCCGATCAAATTTTAAGTTGGACTGGTTCTGACTTTGCTTGGGTTGACGACGCGACTGGCAGTGGTGGTGGTTCATCAACCTTTGCAGGATTAACTGAAATCGCTCTTGCTGATTTAGATGTGCATGATATTGCATTACAAGCAAAAAGCAATTATGTAATGACAGGACCTGATAGTTCTAAATACTTAATTGACCAATTACCTGGAAATAATCCAACAATTTATGCAACAGCTGGTGAAACGATCGCAATTAATATTGACGGTGTAACATCATCACACCCATTAGAAATAAGACAACCTAATGGAAGCACTGCTTATAATACAGGACTTATTCATTATGCTCCTGATGGAACAAAGACAACAGGTTCATCTGCACAAGGTAAAACTACAGGTACATTATTCTGGAAGATCCCAGGCAATATAAGTGGTACATATAAGTATATCTGTAATGTTCATAGTGGAATGGTTGGTGATATTGTTATTGCAG